TTTGATGTATAGAAATGAGTTGCTAATGCCGGTCCACTAAAATCAAAAGTAAAGAAACGAAGTATTTCAAGTAGTGCCTCTTCGTTAATTTGTGCCGTTTCAATTATAGTTTCAACATTAGATGCGGGTGGTGCTTGCCAATCTAAAGTATTAAAAACAGTCTTTCTGAAAGATGAAGTTGAAAGTATAGGGGCATTATAAACTTCAACTGTTACTACATGCTTTCCTGCTTCTAATAAAGTTTTAACTGACATTGGATTTTCTACACCAAATCCTTCTGATTTTGCAATCTCTATATCATCAATCAATACTCTTCCTGCATTATCTGCTGTTGTCTTTACTGCATAATATCCCCTGTACGGAATTTCAACATCCCAACTATTTGAGAATGTAATACCTGCCTGATCGCTTCCTTTAGTTGCCAATGGAAGGACAGGAGATAGTGCATATCTATTTTGAAATTTGCTCCAAGCATTATTTTTGGTATACCTAACTGGATACCATTTTTGTTTTGAATTTGGAAATCTTGTGCTCCAAATAGGATTGTTGGGACATCTGCCAATCTGTTGTGTAGATTTTTCTTGAGGAATTGGCGGTTCGGGAGCTTCAATCGTAATTGCAACTCCAATCGGATTTATATTCCAAGATTTTGCTGTTGCAACTTTCTCTGTAACATATGAGGTCTCAATATTAATTGCAAGAACCATTGGATTACCTTTTGCAATAGGTCCTACATCAATCTGATCCAGTTCTGCACGGATTGTATAATTTCCTGCTTTAAAATTGTAAACTTTATTAAAGTCTCCTGTACTTGTAGATGTACCTGGAAAAAATCCTTCTTTTCTAATCTGAGTGTCTCCAATATAGAGAGTTACATTGTCATCAACGGCAATCTGAACTCTATAGTCACCATCTACGGGAAAATTTATATTATTCCATATAATTGTATGAGTACCTGCATAACTTTGTTTTTGTGCCTCTGCAGTTGTCGTATCAAATGGGCATATTCCATAACGATCAATGATACCAGATGTGGCAGTTGCTGTTGGATTAGTTCTCCAAAGAGGACGATTTGCCTTACCAATATAATCTACAGTATTAAAGACACTTGTATTTTTAATAGGAGATGCTGTTGATGATGTGGTGGCAATTATTGGGTTTGCAACTGGTTCTGTAGTTAGCGTGATAGTTGGTGAATAGAAAGCAATGAATTCTCTTACATATCCATGATTTGCAAGATTTTTCATCTCGTCAACATCTGCAGTATAAAAATGCTCTCCTGTAGATGGTTTAAAGTAACGTACTACTTCAACTCTATCTGGACCTGGTTGCGAGTATGCCTTTCCAACAACTCCTTCATAGATATATCCACCCAATACTGCAGAACCCTTTTCTGCACCATCTATTATAAATAAATGATCTCCTATATCCCCCTTAAATAAACGATAAACATATGCAGTTCCTGAAACATCGGCAGAACTTTTGAATAATTTAAATGCCAATCCTTCAAGAATAAATTGATTTTCCCGTATAAATTCATTATTTGGATCTGATGCATAGAAGTGAGTTGCTAATGCTGGTCCACTAAAGTCTGAAGTATAGAACCTCAGCATATCAATTAGTTCTGGCGCAGGGGTTGGGGCAGCTGCTTCGGGTATTTGTGTCGGTGTTTGTATTAATTTAGTTTCATATATTGGAGCATTTAGTAGGTCAACTCTAATTTTATGATTTCCTTGAGTTATAGTTTTTTTAATTGGTTGTGGATCTACATTAAAAACTTCTAAATCGGTTACAAAAATATTATCAACATACAACTTACCAAAATTGTCTACACATCCTCTAATAGTATATTCGCCATTATATGGGAAATTTTCTTCCCATTCTAATGAAAACAAAGTACCTGCATAATCACTACCAGGAAGATCTGATTCTGGAACTGGAGATACTGCATAAGTATTCATAAAATCATTCCAAGTTCTAACTCTGGTAGTACTTGTTATTCCTGATCTTGTTGCAGAGGTTGAGTTTGATTTTGCTCCAGTAATAAAGACATCAAAATCTCTTTCAACCGTAGTAATACTTTTCTTCTGAATCAATTCTCTTGCAGACTCGGGATCAAGAGAAGCTAATGTAGTAGAATTTACAAGTTCGGATGTTGATCCTGCAGCACCACCACTAAATTTGATAGGTCCATAAAGTTTTCCACCCTCAACAGTAAATGTCCTTGTTTCATTTGCGTCCGTAAGAACCTTTCCTTTAGAAGTTTTTCTGTCAAATGAAATTGAAGTTCCAGGTACTTCAAATTTTAAAGCAGAATATCCATCACCACCTTTTAAAGGATCTTGTACCAAAAATTTAAAATCAATTATAACCTCACCAGAAATTCCAGTAGTATCAAGATACATCTGACCGTCTTTTTTGACAAATCTTGCTGAAATAGTAGGAGTTCTTGACTCTTCGGTTCCTGTTGAACCTTCAATTCTATAGAGTAATTCATCATTTTTTTCATCATATGTAAATGAACCACAACCAGCAGGCAAAGTAATTGTTAAATCATTTTTATCATCTGAAGAACCAGTAAGGTCTGCATAAATTTTATTTGAAGACAGAAATCCACGAGTACATGCATTAAATCTGGCATTAGGTCCCAATACTGCAGTTACTGTATATGAAACATTCTTATAAACATTGACTTTTTGAGTGACCTTCTGATTTTTCTTTCCTGGATGAAACAGTTCAAAAGATCCTGATGGAGAATTGAAGAGCATTATCAATTCTTTACCACTATCTTGCCCCTGATTTCCTACAATAAAATCAACCTGTTGAGATATAGTTGGAGCAGGTTTTGGTTGTGTTTCTGATTTTATTTCTATAGTTTTAGTGCTGGTTCCAGCACCAACATGAGTAACATTATAAACTTTATTATAACTTTTACCGGCACCAGTAACTAGTCTTGGTGATTTTTTTCTAGTAGACCAAAATGGATTGCTAATTTGTCTCAGTAATTTTTCATATTTATCAATTTCTTTTGCAATTGGATCAGCATTTATATTAAACTCAAAATAATCATTTGCGCTCCAATCGCCAAGATCTTCTCCATCAGGTCCCCAATTTATGGGATAAGTATTTTCTTCATTATCAATATTATAAGTCTCATAATCTTCTTCAGTATCAAAAGTTTCTACAATAGAGGTAACAATTCCTACGGTACTGACAAAAACTGCTCCTGCTCCAATATTACAGTCATCTTTTGCTGCAACAAAAGGTTCGTACTTATATCCAAACCCACCGGCAATTAAATCTACTGCAATAATAGCACCACTATTGGGAGAAATAACTGGATTTGCAACCGCACCAATTCCATCTGCTCCCCATATTACAAGTTTGGGTGGACCACATGGTTTTGGAGTATCGTCACAATCATTTTTTGCGACAATCGTATCTGCGTCAGTTAATTTATTAACTTCATTAATAGTCAAGTATCTAATATTTCTTTCACCATCCCTAAAAACAAATACTGTTCCTGGATTTATTTCTGCATACTTATTTGCTTCGTTAACACTAACGCCATCAACAAACCCCAAAGTTGGATCAATGTATCCAACTTTTATTGCTGTTTTAGTTTTTGCAAAAAGAGTGCTTTTCGTCGTCATATTTTAGTTGATATTATATATTTCTAATATTCATATAAAGGTATTTATTCACCATAATTAACATCTGGAGTTTGTCTTGATGGAGATGCAAATGGTATTGATTTTGGCAATTCTTGTTTCGGAGCATTCTCTGCTGCTTTTGCCACACTATTTGTATTTGGTTCTTGTGGTGGTTCAGTGGAGCCTCCACCATTTTGCAAAGTGTGAATATCATTTGCAGGACATTTCTCTCCATCATCACATGAGAAGAATTGTAGAACGCCATTAACAAAGCTAAGGGCAGATTCAATATTGCCGGAAAATCCCCCTACCACAGAGGAAATCTGATCTAAACTTGAAGTAATGGACGAAGCAATACTACCAGCAGCACCAGAAGATGCATCAAGAATTCCACTTGTTGCATTATTGAGAATTGATCCAGGAGCTCCAATTGTTGAAGAAACCTGTCCAGCAATTCCTGAATATGCGCCAACCAAATTTGTTCCTTGTCCTATTCCAGAACCAAGAGTATTGAAGTCATTGATATATGATGTCATCTCAACATCAAGTGGAGAAATGCATTTATCTATTGTTGTTGTAATATCATTAATGGTTTGACCAAGAACATTACCAACAATAGTTTCTACTTTACAAATAGGAGTCTTTGGAGCAGTTCCTTCAGGAGCAATTTCTTTTATAATACTACTGTTACCATTAGATGATAATATATTCTTTAACATATTAGAAATCATTGGAAAAAGTTTGCCAATAATATTATTGAATAAACAAACAAGTTGCTGAGTTCCCTTCTCCTTTAACTCCATAATTTTAAATCTTGCATTTGGCAGCACTTTATCAATTGTTGGAGAAATTGTTTTATTATAAACTTTTAAGACATATCCTCTAACTTTATCAAAGATATTTTTCATAAACTTAGATATTTGTACTGCTGCAGAATCAATTAGACTCTGAATACTTGCTGAGGATAATTTACTACTAACTGCATCAATATAACTATTTGCTGCTTGCTGAATTTTATTGATATCATTTGTTAGATTCTCAATGACTACCTTTATATTTTTAAGATCAGTATTCTGCCTTTTACAAGGACTTGATAATGCAGTCTTTCTTAAATACATATCATTGCGAATAACATCTGCATTAGTTGTTTGATGAACTGCAGTGCTATTTTCTAATGTTGCACCAGGTTGTGGAGGAGTGCTTGGAGATGCAGCTGCAGCAGATTCCTTCTTTGTTTGTGCTACAGTTGCTTCTGCTACTAATCTTTCCTTTGATTCTCCTGTTAATCCAAGTCTATCTGCCTCAGCTCTTGCCTCTGCTGCTGCAACACGCTCTCCTGCAGTTGGTGGTCTGGATGGATCCCTTCCGTACTTATCAAGTTTAACACCAGGTTTTGATGCTGCTGGTGATGTGGAAGGTTTCTCAATCTTCAACCCATGATCTGGTGCTTTGATATTTGGGTCTGGAGACTTGCCTTTTGCATATCCACTAATAGGAACAAATCCCTTATTGATGGTATTGCCTAATTGAGTTTGAGCGTTATTCCCCAGGACACCCATAATAACAGGATTTTGCCCTTCAGATCCATCCAGAAAAAATCCAAAGACAAAGTTTCCTTGTCTTATGTTAGGAGTCTGTAATGATTGTCCTTGTCCCCCACCAGCAGTGATTGGGTACATTACTTGAGCCCAAGGTAACTGATCGTCAGGTATACTCTTATTTGGATCTTGGTCATGATAACCAATAATTCTTACCTTGTAACGATAACCCCAACCCTTAATCTGCTTTTCGGATGGAATTTTTCCTGGAATGATATTATCTCTCCAAGTGGAATCGTCAGCAACCTGCCCCACCCACCAATGGAAAGAACCTGCACCCAAAAAACCCTGATTAAATAAAGTTCCGCCTTCAGACATAATTAATCTTCATATACTCTACATTCTGGTGCTTCTGGATTTTCATCACAAAATAATTCTAATGATGATGGATCATGAGGATCTTCTGGATGATTTTTGCTATATCTCTCAAGACTTTCCAACTCATCATTCAAATGACGACGACGTTTGGAACTGATATTGGTATTATCTAATTCTTTTTTATCAGCATCAATGTGCTGATAAATCGTGCGAATTGTCATACTGGTATATTAGAAATTGGTTTTCTACCGTAGGAATCTCTAACAAGATTCAATTTGGTAAAAGTTTGAAAGGGAGTTATGTAATGACATAAATCTGCTATCATATATATGCCCCCAAATTCCCTACTGGAATCTTTACTTTGACCATCTCCTACTGCTGGAGCATCCAAATGAATTGTCTCCCCTGCATGTAGACTAAAATCACCTGGAATTGTGATCGTTTTTTTGATAGTGAATAGTTGATTATATCGCATTGTGGATTGATTCAAAATATTTTTTGGATCAAAATTTGGTTCTTTAGATTTTTCTTCAATCTGAGTTTTTGTGTCTCCTGAAGGGAGACTTCCCTTATCAATTAACATGTAAGTTGATCTTGTAAAATCACTTCCAATAGATTCTCCTCCAAATTTTTTATTAAATACTGGAAGTTCATTTCCAGCAAGTTTTAAATTTTTTTCAGTTTCTTTTGCTCTTGGTTCAACAATTTCATAGTAACAATTGAATGGGTCAAATAAAATTATTCTTGTAGAATAAGCGCCAGATTCCAATTTTGTTTTAACATCAATCGTATTATCGGTTGTAAGTTCTGCAACTTTCCCATCATATCCAGAAGGAACCTCTGTTCCCCTACCATCAGTAGTTTCATTATAAATTAATTTCTTTACTGGTTTTGCTTCTAAAAGTTTATCAATTGATTTAAATCTAAACCCCTTGGAAGTTTCAAAGAAGAAATAACCAGCAGTATTTCCAGTTGCATTTGAGACACTTGGTATTGACTTTTTAGATAACCAAGTACAAATATAAAAAGGTTTTTTATTATTGCCTATAAAGTTGTAATTATTTGATGTTGGCTCAATATCTAAAGTCTTTTCCGTACCAAGAAACCTTTTATCCGTAAGTATTCTTTTAATGTGATCTGATATTTTTCCATCAAACCTAACATTTAATCTTGCCTGCTCATTAATAAAATATTCTTCGGATACCAGATCAAGACTGATTACAGATTTTTTAGAATCTTCGCCAAAAGGAGCAACTTTATTTACATATAATGTTAATGATAATTTATTATCAAAGTTATCACTTATTGTGAGTTGAACACTTTCCTGACCGACTAAAGGAAGACCTTCGATCACACTCTTATAATTGCCACCAACTTCTACAGAGTTCCCCGAATCAACATACATGACCTGAACTCTAATAGTTTCCTGAAGAATACTTTCATAATAGTATAAATCTGTTGTTCCATTTGAAATATCAACCTGCTTACTCGCATTCTTGTTTGAAGTAATGTTGAGTAGATTAATATTAGAAGATTCTGATGCTCTTGAAGTTAACTGCTGTTCTGCCATCTTGTTGCTTCCTTATGTATTATTTAATCACTTTATTGACTCATTGCCATTGATTCATATGGATCATCACTTCCACCGCCAGAACCGCCATATATGCCACCAGAACCGCCCATAGGAATTGGTAATGGCATTACGATTGGTTCTGGAGTTTCGACCTCAACATCTTGTTGATATCCAAATTCATAATATGCATAATTTTTAAGAACTCCAATAGCATCATCATATTTTGCTTTATTCACGGCATCCAAGAATCCTGGGAAGTTGGTTTCAAGTGCTTTAGTCGAATCTGCATCAATAATGAATTCTGGACCTTGTTCGCCAATAAGAGCACGGGTCATTCTACGAACTAAACCGCCCCTTGAATAAGCAACGTGAACATGATTGTCATGTCCAGGATAACCATCCTTTAAAAGTTCAACAGGTTTTACACCTTTCATCTTATTAAATTCTGAAATAGCAGCAAGAATTTGATCCTGATCGGAATAACCCCTACTTCTTCCATAACCACCAATATCAATTGCTCTTGCTCCCCGAGAAGCATAGTGTAATGAATTTGCACTATGCCCGCTTTCTGGACTCCATGCAGGATGTTTAGGGTGTTGGTGAGGGCCAGATCCAAATATCAAACCTTTTTGTTTAATAAAATCTCCAAGTTCTCCAGCAAGTTTTGAACCTCTCTTAGCATCTCCACCTCCACCGAAAGTATAACTACCTCCTCCCTTATCCATTCCACCAAAATCAAAACTACCAGAACCACCTTTTTTAGTTCTATATTTTTGCAATCCAGCAAGATATTCTGCGTGTATTTTTGGACCAGAAACATTTTGAATCTTATTATCAGGTCTCTCCCATTTTCGCATAAACCAATCTGCTGCTTCTTGTGGAGAAGAAAATTTTGTAGAGAGATATTGTTGACCCGGTTCACCAGGTTCTTTAAGAGCATAATCAATTTGACCCTTCCAATTTGTTTTATAGTTTGGAACTGCTTTTAAAAAATTACCTTTTCTTGGTTCATTAGTATATTGAAATAAACCAACTCCACCTCCACCACCTTCTTCCAAAACACCAGGTCTAAATCCACTTTCTCTGGATATATTTGCCATAATACCTAAAGCGTGTGCATCATCCATACCTTTTGAAAGAAGATATTGATATATTTCACCTTGAAGTCCTTCGGGAGAATATTCTCCATTTCCTGAAGTTTCTGGAGTAGTGGTATCTTGTTGTTCACCTTTCTCATCTGCGTTTAGTTTTAATCCCAATTGCTTCATCAAATCATTGATAATATCATTTATCTTTATAGAGATTGTATCTTCCAATGACTTTGCAATCATATTTGTCATATCTCCACCACTACTAAACATTCCCACATCTACCGAACCACCTTCGGCAAATGCTCCACCTCCGGTTCTCATGATTTCTGAGCTATATGTTCTTTGCATCCAGGCATTTAATCCTGTGGCAGCATTTTGATAGTCTAAACTGGATGGTTTTTGTCCGAGTTGTGCTTTTAGAGCAATTCCAAATAATCCACCAAATCCCGGAATTGAAGATGATTTATCATAAGACGACTTCATATATCCAAGAGTATCTACTTTCTTGCCATTATCTCCGGTTTTTACTTCCGGAAATATCTTTTTAATTTTTTCTTCACCACCAACAGAAGCACCAGGTTTTACTTTTGTTGGTTGAACTTTTAGAGTTCTCTTTATTTTCTTTGTTTTTTTAAGTGTTCTTTTTATAGGACCACTTGTAGGTTTTCCACCTCTTGTTATTTGTCCACCACCAGCAGCATTTTGCTTTTTACCACCAGTCAATGAATCATATAACATTCCACCAGCAATATCGCCAAGATATCCACCAAGAATCGTTCCTGCAAATGGAATTGGAATAAGAGTTCCAAGAGCAGCCCCAGCAGTAGAACCAACTGCTTTTGCTGCTGCTCTACCTATAGGTTCTCCCATTGCAAGATTAATTGCAAAATCAATTAGTCCACCAATAACTGGAATTTTTGCCAAACCTTTTGTTAGAAACTTTGCTGGACCTGTTCCTAAAAATTTTAGTGCTATTCTTTTAGGAGCCTTTAAAAGTCCCCTCTTCATAACGTTGCCTTCTCCAGTTCCTCCAAGAAGTCCTCTTTGTGGACCAAATCTTTCTGCAAGAGGTTTGAATTGTGATCTTACCCGGTTAAGAGCACCTTTTTGCGATTTTCCATTTTTTAGATCATTTTCAAACATTCTGGCAGCATCATTGCCATAGGTTTTCTCAATTTTTTTTATTCTTTTATTTCTATCAAAATAATCTAAATTTGAACCTTTACCGCTATTACCATTAGGTCTTGTGGGTTTAGTTCCTTTAGGACCCTTGCCCTTTCCAGTTGCAAGCATACCAAAAATAAGAGCACCATTAATAAATGCAGTAAATGCTGCTTCAAAATTTTTAAACATCTTGAGGGCACCGTCACCCCCAACATCTTTTATAAACTTTTCCGTTTTATTGACGGCCTGATATCCCCAATCAATAAATGTAACTAATCCATTAAGTGCCTTTCCACCCAAATCAATTAGAAAATCAAATGCTGGCAAAAAGATCTTCACAAACTTTATCATTTGTGGAATATATGGAACAAGTTTGTATACAATATGTCCCAGTATTACTCCAAAAATAAACTTTTTAATTCTCTCCAAAAATCCAAGTTTAGGTATTTGCGGTGTTGTCGTCTTTTCCTTACCATCTTTTTCTGGTATTTTTTCTAAAGATTCTTCCTGAGATGCCCTTGCTTTCTTTTCAGATGTTTTTCTTTCATCATCAAGTTCTTTTCTTTTTAATAAAGTTAAATTTGCAATTAATTTGTCAACTTTGATGATTTTATTTTTAATAACAATAAAATCATCTTCCTTTTTAATTTCAGGTTGGGAACCACCCATCTGTAACGATTTTGTGGTTATAGTCTGTGCGGATGCCTTGACTATTTCCCCTCCCCTTCTTCCACCCAAAAGTTTATTGCTGGAAATCTTCTTCCCACCACCACCTTCACCACCATTAGGCGTATTATCGGCAGATCCTTTCTTTGCTGCAGATGATAGTATTTTTGATGTGCCTAATAGTTTTGGTAACATGTCTTATTAGAAAATTCCCAAGATCTTTGCATTCCTTGGTCTATCTTTTGTGGAGCAGGTAGCACCAAAATGTGGAACTTTTGTGCCCCCTACTGGTTTTTTAATACCACCGCCACCAGTTCCTACTGGTTTATTTCTTGTTTTAACTATTACTTTGGGAGATGATGGTGGAGTTATCTTAGACGAAGAAGATGGTTTTGATTTTGCAAGTGATGCTGGAGTAGCATACCGACCATACATACCAGTATTTTGGGAATTTTGACTATTCTGGGCAAGCTTTGTATTTGTGGCAGAATAATTTGGCATTCCTGCTTCTCTATTTTGACGAATTTCTTCTCCTCTTCTACCACCAGTTTGACGGTATTTCAAATCATTTCTTGCCTGATCTATATTCATTCCAAGTTTTTTAAATTGCTTCTTAATTGAAGCATCTTCCATTCCTTGTGCTCTATAATATTCCAGAGAATTCATTGCTGCTTCTCTCATCTTCTTCTTATTCATCTCATCTTCTCTTCTTTTTGCTCCTGCAGGATCAAACATTGACCCAAGATTTTCCAATAAACCTTTACTTCTTTGTTCTGGTCTCCTATAAAATGGTTTTCCCTTGTGAAAAGAAAGATGTCCTACAAAAGGTTTTCCATCATCACCGGACATTATTTGAGTTTTTGGAAGACTTTTTTTGTCAATTTGCTTACCGGCACCCAACAATCCACCACCAACACCCTTATATGATCTGTCAGCAGCACCATACTTATCAATTTGTCCTGCCAAACCTTTTGTATAATTTGAACTATAAATGATATCCTTTCCTCTTTTTTGGGCGTAGTATGTTTTTCCTCCCATATTAATTGTATTTTCAAATCCGGTTATTGCACCATTCTTCAGAACAATGGAGTCTCTTCCTTTATATGTTGATCCATATCCCTTGCCAAGTTGTGTTCCTAATTCAGCACCTTTAATGTTGACTGCATTACCAGATCGCAATGCTTTTTGGGATTGCATTTGTGCTTCAATTCTTCTCAATCTCTCTTCCATTCCAAATCTGGGGCGGCGAGGACCGGAAGGAGTTGATGCAATTTTTTCTTCCTTATGCTGTTTATCTAATAATTGTTTATTCTTTGGATCTGAACGTTCATTCTTTTCATTTCCAATCAGTCCCCCACCTGCAGCATAAGTATTTCCTTCAAGAATTTTTGGGCGATTCGTTCCTCCACCAGCAGCATTCATTGATTCTAAAGTATTGACACCGAACTTCTGAACTGCACCACGAGACATCACAAATTCACCATCAGAAAGCATCGCAGGAATTTTATCAACTCCCTTTTCTCCTGATACTTTGCCTCCATCATCAAAAAATTGTCGAGCATTAAGTAATCCACCACCTGCCAAACCAGCCATTTGACCGGCACCAAAACTTCCTGCTTCAATTGTTGAGGTTATTATACCTTCTTTGGTTTGTTGTTCTTTTGATTTTTGAGTTGGTTTTGATTGATCTTCTTTACCAAAAAGTTGCTCTCTTCTATCTTTCTTCTGATTTATTTGATTTATTCCAACACCAGTCATTACTGCTGCAGCAGCAATTACACCTGCAGTAATCGGGTTCGCAGCTGCAAATTGTGCGACACCACGAATTAATATACCACTTATTGATCTAACAAATCCACCAAGAGTTGTTCCAAATAGGAAGTATGCACCCAAAAGTGCTGGCCAATAATCTCTTAAAAATTTAAGAATAGAACTAAATTTACTTTGATTCTCCTTGTTTCCAATCCATTCTATTAGTTTATAAAGAGCTCTTCCTAAGAATACGCCAACAATGAAGTCTATAATTTTCTGTAGTAGTGACTTGACTGGAGCAAGAAGTTTCTCTCCAATCTTTGCCATCCCACCAAGTCTTTTCTCCAATCCAGATTCAAGATTGGATCTATTCTGCTTTTCTGCAGCAATTCTTTTAGAATCTGCAGATTGTTTTGTTAACTTATTCAGTAAAACTAAATTCTTTATTATTTCCGATAAAGAATTTGAGATTTCTGTAAGAGGATTGTTACCTTGACCTGGAGATCCTGAAGGTAATGCAAGTTGTGGTTTAATTCCACCTGCTAATAATTTTTGACTATTGATTTTGATGCCACCAGTAGCACTTCCCTTTTTAATGCTTTCTGCTGTTATCTTCTTTTTGGTGACTTTAAATCTACCTTTCTTTCCCTTAACTCTCTTCCACTCATCAGTAATTAACTCAACCTCCTCTGTAGGAAGGCTCTTCTTTGTCATTCTGGAAGCAGCCATTCTTTCTCTAAGAAGAGAAGAGTATGTATCATAATCAATGTCAAATACATCCTCAAGACCAATCATCCTGAGGATTCTTTCATCAATTTTTTCGTCAATAAGGTCAGTTCCCTTCTTTCCTGTATATGGAACTAAGGCATTTATATTTTTAGAAGAACTGTCCATGTTGTGTTTGCTGCTTTAACTTTTCTTCTTCCAGATGCTCTTTCAACAATTCAACATAAATGTCACGTTCCCATGGCATCATGTTTTCAATCTCTGTTAATGAGTATTTATGATACTGCATCAAGGCAAAGTTAAGGCGAAAATAGTTCTCCAGGTCCATATGGACCAGGGCTATGCGAAAAAAGATGCTAACCCTTCTAAAACTACTTCGCTTTCTACTTGTGTTTTTGGATTTGTGATTTTAACCTTATGAGAAAGTTTTGGCATTGTTTCAAAGAAAGTTTCAATTTCCTTAAACTGAGATGAATTCATCTGCTCCAGAAAATCAATAAGTTCCTTTTTTGTGACATCATTTGCAGCCCAAACTTCTTCCTCAGTAAAGATCTTATCTACACATGATGCAATCAAATCAAATGATTGCTCCATAGCATTATCAGATTTGAAGTCAAAGTTGGTCTTAATAAATTGGTCCAGTGATGGATACTTCATCTCCATCATGATTTTATCATCTACCTTAATTCTATTAGTATGATTTTCATTCTTTTCAACCTTAATAATATCAAGATCAATCTTAATCATAACAGTTGTTTCGCCATCATCGGGGCAAATAATATTCACTTCAATTTCTTCCCCAACAGATTTGCCACGAATGTTAAGGAATAAGTATTCAATATCAAATGTAGGTAAATTTTCTACTTTAATATTCTTTGATAAAATGCAATTTTTAATAACTGTTTTAATTGCTGTACTGATTTGCTTAGTGTCTTCGCTTTCTAAAGCAATAACCAATACTTTTTCTTCTTTCACTAAAAATGGTCTATACTTAACCACCTCTCCAGTTGAGGGCAATTCAAGTTCATATGTTGGAGTAGCAATCTTTGGTAAAGGCATAATGTCCTATAGAAATTTCAGATATGATTATTTAGATGCGTTTACGCAATGTTTGAATTCGCACCTACCGTAAATCCGGATACAGTATTTCCTGAAGAATTTGCTGCTTGCTGAGGAACTCCTCCAGGATTAAATCCAAAGTTATAATTTCCACCATAAGCAGCATTAATCTGTGCTTGTGTAGACGGTGTTATATTTTTTATATCAAAGTTAGTAGGTAATGCTTGATTCTGAAGAGAAGATCCTGATTGCTGTGGAGTATTTTTTGCAGGGTCTCCATTTGGTTCATCAATATAATATCTAAGATATGTAAGTGATACTTGGCATTTTAATAAGTTTGAAGATTCATAAGAAATTGGCATTGATGTAATTGATGTTGGATATGCTCCAACAAAATTATATCTTAATTGCGATTTGCTATTTGCTCTACTATCCTTTGAAGCATTTCCCCAGTCTCTTTCAAATTTTGTAACAATTAATCCACCAACATAATCATCTGGATATCTCATTCTATATGAATATTGCCTATCCTTTACAGAATAATTATCTGAACTTGCCTTGCTTTCATTGGAAATATATTTAATCCAAGTCTCAAAAAATCTAATGGCAGTGTAAGTTTCTGCATCAACATAAAATGACAGATCAATTCTATCATCATATACTCTTCTGTGAACGTACCTTTCAGTTACACCAGTATAATCATTATTCTGATCATAAGTAGCTAAATTTGATCCTGGCAAGATTGCATCACAACATGCAAGATTCAATGACTCTTTTTCAAACTTTCTATTACCTAAGTTATCCTTAAGAAATTGACTCCAACCTCCTTTTTCTCCTGTTGGTTCAATTATAGAAACATCATAAAAAGAAGTTAAAGATGGGCGCAACAGTGCTGCTTTTATGTCTGCTACCGACTTTATACTTGGCATCTAAATACTTTTTGATCCTGTATATTATGTAGTAGCGATAATGGCAGAAAGTTATAAGAGCAAATACAGACCATCTTATCCAAACAAATATAAAGGCGATCCAAATAATATTATTTGTAGAAGTAGTTGGGAAAGACGTTTCTGCTCTTGGTGCGATCTAAATGAAAATATTTTAGAATGGGGAAGTGAACAGTTTTGGATACCTTATCTCTCTCCTGTTGATAATCGGGTTCATAGATACTTTCCAGATTTTATCATCAAACTCAAAGAAAGTACAGGACAGATTAAGACGTATGTGATTGAAGTCAAACCAAAAAAACAAACTCAACCACCAAAACAAAAATCAAGAGTGACAAAAGGATTTATATACGAAGCAAAAACATATGCAGTCAATCAGGCAAAGTGGAAGGCAGCAGTAGAATTTTGTAAAGATAGAATGTTGGAATTCAAGATTATAACCGAAGACGAATTGGGTATCAAATAATGGCAGAAGGTTTTGGTCAATATAAGAGTACATCTTCAACTGCAAGAATAAAACAACTCAAGAAAAGAGTTGATGCGTTAGGTACAAAAGATCCAGAAGATTTGATGCTGATCATTATGGAGATCTTTAAGGAAGAAGTATTATATCCAGAACCA